GCCTTTGTTGATCTTAAACCAGTAACCTATAGTACACGGAACCCTCACGCCTTTATTATATTGGTCTTCAGGGTGCCATATACCTAAGAAAGCCTGGCGAGTAGTTGTATCTGAACTTAATCTATCCACTACGTCCTTCCAATTGCCTCCCTTTTCAGGCCAGAATCTTTCTTGGTACGTATGACTGAATTGACCTTCCTCATTTAGGTAGGCTTCAAAGTCTGGAAGGTAGGGCCAATTTTTATACTGCTCGCCAGGATTAGATCTTCCAGCTAATCTTTCATTGAAGTGGTCTTCAGCCCACGGAAGATCAGCGCCTGTAGCTTGCTGTAGTGTTATAGTGGAGAAACGCTGTATCATCTGCATCTGTAGAAATACATTGGTTAATTCAACCATGTGGTTTTCAGATATCAAATTAGCCTGCCAGTTCCTTGTACGATACTCTTCTCCTGCATACAGAAGAACTCTAAGTGCATTGTCAACCGCTTCTTTGGTGCTAAGTAATCTCATTTTCTAGTTCGTTTAATATTGCAGCATAGCAGACAAGGTCCAGTAAATTGTCCTCTTTATGTTTGTTGGCTTGTCTAGACATCTTAAGACTCATCTGGATCTTAACTATGTCCTGAGCCGTAAGTTCTTTCCCTGTCATTTGGGAAGCTATCTTTGCAGTCCTTGTGAAGGATTCACTTATAGGTCCGTATTGCCGCTCCTTCTCTTCTGATCTGGAGTACACTATTTCTCCGGCTCGCTTTAATATGTCACTCATTTTAACTGTTTATAATGTTTGTGAGGACAAATATACTACATTTTTTGAATCAGATGGATTAAATTCAAATTAAAGTCCATAAATGGTACAGAGTTATTTGACAAAGAAAATTTCTACTCTTCATTAACAGCGAGTTAGATGTTTAAATAAAACGAAACGGAGACTATTTATCTTATGTAAGTGATATGGAAATGAGAGTATACGACATGGTGATAAATGAGCACGACGAAACAGGAGTTGACATCAACTCTTTTGTTCAAAGTCCTGCTCACATACGTTCTTTTGAGATGTATGGAAAGGAAGGAAAGATACTTTTCAAGATCGATGAAGAAAAAAGGATAGTGACTGGAGTATTCATCCAGGCAAATTTCTTGATCTATAGGAATGATAAGCAGTTGGGCGAGCATTTTGTGAAGTTTTCGGCCGACACCATATGGTCCATACGTAACAAGTTCTTCAAAAAAGGATTTCAAGGGAACACAAACGTAGAACACGGGCCTATGATTAAAGGGGCAACGCTGGTAGAAAGCTACATTGTTCACAATAGTGATCCTAGGTTCCCTAGGGTGCCTGGCATCCTTTCAGGGCAGAAGGTAAACGATGGCTCTTGGATAGGTAGCTACCATATAGAGAACTCCGCTTTATGGCAAGACTGCAAGAATGGAACTTTTACAGGCTTCTCAGTTGAGGGCTATTTCGATAAAGTTATAACACAAGTAAAAAAAGTAAACATGAAGGACAAAAAGAAAAACTCTTTCTTCAAAAACATCTTCGGAACAGAAGAGCAAATGGGGGAAGCAAAAACAGTGGACGGCGTTGTTTTATTCTACGGGGGAGACCTTAAAGAAGGAACAGCAGTTCAGATTGAAGTGGATGGTGAGAAGATCGCTGCAGGAGCTGGGGACCACCAACTAGAAATAGATGGAAAGACTTTCGCCATCACGTTAGATGAAGAAGGAAAAGTATCTACAATGGAGGAAGTTGAAGCGATGAGCGATGAGGCTGAAGCACTTTCTGAGGCTATTCGCAAAGTAGTGAAAGACGCCAACGGTAAGTTTGCAGCCATGGAAACTAAATACGAGAAACGTATTAAGGAACTAGAGGATGGACTAGAGGCCGTTTCCAAAGGAGGGAAGTTCAGCGCAGAGGCAAAAAAATCAGGCGAAGGTAAGAAAAACTGGAAGGAGTTATCTTAACCCTAGCGAGTCTTAATATTTAAAAAAAACACAATGGCAAAAACTAGAAAAAAGAAACAAAGTTTCGCACAGGTTTTGAAGGACCAATTTGATTTCGATACTTCAGGATTGGCTTCTTACATAGATGAGCAGAGTGACGAAATTATCGAGGAATTAGTTCTCGGAGCCGCATTGGTTAGCAGAGTCCAAGTGATGGAAGGCGTAAAAGGTAGCGAGAAGATAAAACTTCTTAGCATGGACACACCTCTTCAGAGTGCTGAGGCTTGTGGTAAAACACCAAGCGGAGACATCATATTTACAGACAAGACAATAACAGCTTCAGCAGTGAAGATAGATATGTCTACTTGTAATAAAACTCTTAAAGGCACGTGGGCACAGATGCTTCTTGCTTTAGGTAAACGTGCAGAAAAAGAAAATCTTCCATTGGAAGACGTTATCACCGCATTTGTTATCAAGCGAGCAAAGTTGAAGAATCAGGACCTAATGCTTAAAGGCGACACGCTTTCAACCAATCCAGATCTAGCTCACTATGATGGCTTCATCAAGAAATGGGTGGCGGATGCACTTCTATATAACATTCCCTACACTGGCGTGATGTCTGTTACTAATGCCTTTGCACGCTTCCAAGCGTTGGCGAATGCTATCCCTGATGTATTGCTGGACAACGCTATTCAGCCTGAGATAATTTGCTCCCGCGTAGACGCGCAGTTAGTAGTTAACAACATCTACAATGACAAGGACTACGCATCGGGTCTGGACGTTAAGTACGAAGGGTCAGAAATGTCTTTCGTCTTACCCACTACCAACGTAACTGTGCGCTCTTATGCGCAGTTAGCAACCGGACAAGTGTTCTGCGTACCTTATGAGTTCATGTTCTTTGCAACGGACCTAGAGGGCGATATAGAGGACTTCTGGTTGAAGTATGAAGAAATACAAGAGAAACTTTATTTCGGAGCCGAATGGGGATCAGGAGTACAATATGTATATGCTGACTATTTCGGGAAATTAACTGTAACACCATAGAACTATGTGCGAATTAACTGAAGGGAAAGAAACCATCTGCGACTCCGCAGGTGGTTCCAAAGTAGCCTACCTTTATTCTCTAAAGGACTCACTAGGCATAAGTATTTACGCGGCGCCGCCAACTATAACGGCGGGAGAGATCACTGCGATGGCGTTCAAAACAGGAAAGCAGGCATACGCTTTCAACGTAGAAACAGAGACGCTAGACGGTAACACTAACAGCATAGGGGAGAAAGCAAACTCCGCAACCGCATACGAGCACACCACAGTCATCAAGTTAGCAGGGAACTCTGCAGCAGACATCGCCTTAGCGCAACAGCTGTGTAAGGGAAGAGTAGGAGTGATCCTGCAATTGAACGACGGCACCCTAGAAGCCTACCACTTTGAAGAAGGTATAGGCGGAAAGGTTCAACGTTCAAGAACTGTAGGGGTCGCGCTAGAAGACTTCAATGGCTCTACGTTGACGATCACTTCTAAGCAGACTCTACCAGAAATGAAAATAGACTCTACTATAGTAGATTCCCTATTGATACCTGCTACATAGTACGTATCTGCCAAGATGATTAAGCGAACTCGTAACTGGGTTCGCTTTTTTTGTTATATTTGAAGAATTATGATAATAACTAAGGGGACATTGAATAGAGTGGGCTTCTCATTGGCTGAACTAGCTATATGGACAGACCCCATGGAGTTTAGGATCGTACTCATATCTGAGAACAGTCCTTTGCTAAACTATGAATTGATAAAAACCCCCATAAATGCAGGGAAAAGGCTGCAGATATTTGAGATAGATGAGGGAGTGGAAATAGACTTTGCAGCAGAGGGATATTACTCTTATCAAATATATCAAACCGCTGCCAATAATCTGGTAGAAGTTGGGCTGCTCAGAGTAGAGGGCGTGGAAGAGCAGCTCCCTACAATTACGTCGTCTAAAAATCCTCAAGTATATGCCGGATAAGAAAAATAAAGTCGCTAAGGTTGGCTATTCTGCATTTAGAAAAGCAGAAAGACCAGAGTCTATCGAGAAAGTCAAAACAATAGGAGGTGAAAAAGTGATAGCGTGGGGAACAGACAACTTGTACCCGCACGACCTTGTAGGCTACAGAGAAGACAATCCCGTTCATGGAGGAATAATAGCTCAGAAAATTACATTCATGTCTTCTGCAGGTGCAGAGATAACAGGACTGGGAGGAAAAGAAGAAGAACTAGAGGCGTTATTGCCTGATGCTGTAGACTGCTTTGAAACCTTTAACGGATTCGCTATACTCTTCAAGCGTGTGGGGGATC